CACGCAATTCCAGCTATAGCCGAACCATAGTGCCCTGCTTGTCCAGTTCCATCGGCAGGTTTAGTTACCGATACACCGTTAGCATCAGCAGCATAGTCCCATATGACCGGCTGACCATTTGTCAAATTTGCAGTCGAATACGAATTGTAAACTACAATGAATATCTTTTCAGGGTCATTTCTGTTTATCCGTTGAAATAACATAATTGCCTCCTTACGATACGATGTTCTGGGCAATGTTAAGCCCGACACCATGTTTTCGCAGATTTGATACAGTTGAATTTCCCATAAACAACACCTTTGCAACTTTTGCTGTCTGGTTTTCCGGTTCGATGAATGGTGTGGTCACAAAATCCGTCTGCTCATCTATGACCAGTTTGTAGAATTTGGAGTTGATCATAAACGCAGTCCCCACAGTAATTGCCGTTGTACCAGAGTGGAGATCAGGTACTAACTCATCCCACAACATTGTACCGCCTTTGAGCCTGACCGTATCAAACCCAAGTTCTGCCATGTCAGTATTTATATACTGTTTTGACGCATCTAGCGCCATCTCGTATGTTTCGTATGTTACCTGATCGCTCAGTATAATGTCGGGGCCAGAACCGTCTCCGCCTCGTGAGCAGAAGTTCCAAAGCCTGTAAAGATAAGTTTTTAACCCTGACCTGGTAGTTACACTGACATTAAAATCAGCTCCCGTTGCTCCGCCTGATCCGAAGTCGCCTACACGGTGTCTCCACCACGAATAGGTTGCAGCCGATATATTGCCGACATTCGATGTTGTCGGGTTCGTGGCTTTTGCCTTTCTCAGGAAATAACCAAGCGGGTACATATCCTTCATGCCATTGCCTTCGACAAATGTTCCGCTTGAAACAGTCCCACAAATCAACTGGGTGTTGACAGACTCTTTTATGCTCATTTCTGTCTGCATAATTTTCTTTTCGAGGAGTTTTAGGATAGCTGCCTCACCAGAGTTCTGCCGTTCTTCCAGCCTGCTAATTGCTATTGTGCCTCCAATCTCACACCACGGATAGAATGCAGTGGTCATACCGTCCTGCGGTGTGGTATCGAGTTGCTCGTACCCGTGATATGACTTAACCGTGGTATTCTTTTCGTACATTAACGGCTGTGCAATCCTTTCTCCGCCATTCTGATATTCTATTGCGCCCCTGCTTCTCAATAATGCAAGAAACCCGGATGACTTGAAGATGTTGTCAACCATCTTAGGACGAAACGCAAACAGCGTAGTCGAAAGGAGCGCATCATAATTTATCGTGTGTTGCGATGGTGCTGTTGCTCCTATTGTAGACATATTTGCCTCCTAAATCATGTTATGTATCTTTTTAGCTGCCATGACCGCATCGTGAAAACTCTCAATTTTGCCAATAGATGGTGCGGTCTTATTTACCTTGCTCTTGCCCTCAATTTGTGCAGCCTTTGTTTTAGCCTCAAACTGCTTGATAGCTGCCTGAGTAGCTCTGCTAGCGAATACCTCTTCAGGAACAGACATCCGATACAGTTTCTTGATGCCTTCAGCAGTCTTCAACAAGTCAGGCTTAATAAACTCCATGTTGGACTTAATCTCGTCCTCGTAGATTCGCCAGTTCTCGTCTATTTGCGATAACTGGTTTTCTATGCTCTGACTTTTCACCTGCTGAAGGTTTTCGTACAGTGGCCCAAGCATAGGCTTCAACTGCTCAATAATTCTGGCAGTTGCACGCTCCTCTGCTCGCTGCAACACCTCATCCCATGTCTGCGGTTCCCAGCCAGCAGTATCAACTATACTCTGTTGTTGCTGCTGCCCTCTGGGGATAAGGTCAAAACCCTGTTGCTGGGCTATCTGTCTTATCACAGCTTCAGGGTTACGCTCAAATGCGTTGTAGGCCTCAATCTTCTGCCTGTCCTTTGCAAGCTCTTGTGTCTTTTTCGTATACGCAGCCATCATCTGCTTTTCCCGATCCTTCAGTAGCGACTCGACATAAGGTCGATGCTCTTCAGGAACGTCATCGAGGGTCAAAAAGCGTACCGTGTCAGATGGAGTGACATCCGTAGATGTTTTGCTCTCACCTTCTATGTTCTGGCCTGCTGATCCTTCGCTTGTTGATGAAGGTGTCTCCGTGGCTGCATCGGCAGTCGAATCCACTGGTTTCTCAACAGCAGTCAAGGGGCTTTTTCCGTCTAATTCTGTCATTTTCTCCTCCTCGTAGTTTTTGGCGTATCTATAGGATCGTTTTCTTTCTTTCGCCCAAGGTTATATACCCAATCTGCAAATATCTGATAACAGTCTATACATAGGTCTACTTCCGAACTATCTTTCAAATTCCTGAATGTTGCATGCAACAAACTCTTATGACACTTATCACAAACTCTCATCGGTAATCTGATATCCCTCTTTTCATTTTTAATCCATGTTCTTTCAGCACCATAGCTTTGTGTTTTCTTGACTGAATATAAATTGGCTTATCACTTATATTCTCATCCCAGTACGGCTCGATATCTATGATAGGTTTGCTTTCAGGCGGGCTGAACTTTCTTTGTGCTTTCATACCACACCGAGGGCATTCTACAACCTCTTCGCTGATACGGGCATAGACATCCTGAATTATACCGCAATGTTCGCATAAGTAGTCGTACCTGGGCATCGTTACTCCTTCTTGCGATATAAGTCTGCCATAACAAACTCTTCGCATACAGAACATGAAAGTGGAAATGGTGTAAACGTATACTCAACCTGCGGTGGTTTTTTAAGACCTGGTGGATATGGCCTCTCTTTCCTTGTCAATATTGCTTTCTTGTAAAATACACAGTCAGTATGGTCACATGGTTTAAACTGCTCTTTTTTTGTCGTCAATCCTGCCATTATACTCCTCCTCTAAAATTATCTATCCCTCCAAGACCTGTCATACCAGCACCAGGCATCATTGGGCTACCGGGGACAGACCCTTGTTGCCCGGGCATAGGTATCTGCCCACTGAGCATCATCTGTGCTATACTCCATAACTCTTCTACAAGGGCATCGTCCGAGATATGATACATCTCTGCTATTTTCTTAAGTAAACGTTTTGAGTACATTAACTGCGGTGCTGAAGCAAAGAGGTTTAATACTGCCGTGAACTGTGACCTCTCTACTTCTGGCAGTTGTGGTTGCATCATACCTACATTCACGCTGTACTGATATTCGCCCTCTATGTCCTCGTAATCTACCGGGCGTACCATCTGCCATGTTTCATTCCCGTCCGGGCCCGTTACCTTCACTGCCTGTTCCTGTGTCAAGTGTACTTGCACCTGCATATCCAATTTTTCTGCAATGCGTGTTGAGAAGTCAACAACCTGTGCAATGTCGTCACCTTCCTGTATCATTACGCGCTTTTCAATTATCCCTGCTTCGGTTGCCGAATCTATCCCCGTACCGCTACCCCTCTGGTTCGGGCCAACAGCAACATCATCAAAATCTTTTCTGAGGAGCAATATCTCCTGATAATTCTGTGCATCAAGCGGAGCATCAGCTATCGGGAAAACAGATGGCGCATTGGACATTAGCTGGATAATAGTACCGTCACCGCCTACTTCAAGTTTTGTTAATTCATCTTCTGATGACAACCCTTCTGACCATACCTGGTACTTTCTGTTAAACCGTTTTCTGTGCACTACCATTCTTGACCTTGAATCGCAATATTCCCGTTGCGGATCAAGCCATTGTGATACCGGTGGTATGGGATAAGGGGAAGAGTCGCGCAGGAAAAATCTCAGAAATGCATAAGGGTGTTTTTCGACCCCAGCAGGCAGGTCATCTGGTTTAATAAGAAAGTCATTGCATCCATCAGCAATGACCATCCATTGTTTATTCATAAGGTCATATATTTCATACTTTACGACAATATCGTTTTCTTTTGTCTTGCTTGCTAATGCCATCCCCTTTTTGCGTTGTTCCTGATGCTTATTAATTTCATCCGTTGCCTCGGTTGCCTGTACGGACTCACGGGCTTTCTTGTCATATCTTTTATCATTTCTGACTTCATCGTGCGGGGCAGTAATCCTCTGTGCTATCCATGCCCAGTCATCCTCAAGTGGGCCAGCATTCTCGTCAAATATAATATCATTCGGATGTATTCTTGTTACTTTGTATGCCTCATTTGCCGGAAGATACTCCGGTTCGGTAATAACAGTACCTATCTCATCCAATACTACATTCCCGTTAGCATCACGGAGAGGTTCGCCTGCAGCAGGGTTATCGATAAGGTCAGCCTCGTGATGTACTTTTATAGTTCCAAATTGAAACATGGCATCAAAGATAGCAAGTCTCATCTTCTCTTTTAAATTCAGTTCGCCCTTTAGATAATTCAGCATTGACTGCCTTACAAGGGCTATCTGTTCGTAGTATGCTATCATCATGGGATCGGGGATATATGACCGTTTAATTTTAACATAAAAGTATGGGTCTGTACGATACAGTGTTGGCAACACTGATCGCAAATTTGCATATATGAGGTTAATGGTGATCCATTCATTTACCTTCCATCCAGGTGGTATCTGTCGACCTTCAAGATATTCATAAGCAAGTGCAACCTTGAAGGTTCGATACCATTCTTCTTTAACCTCCCGCGCCCTGTTGATCTTTTCTAACCATTTTGTTGCCTGTGACTCGGGTGATGCTTTTTTAGCTGTTTGATACGATGTCTTACTTTGTTTTTTTGCCATTATCTGACCATCCCGTATGCAGAATTAATGCTCGTGCCGTGCTGTATTGCATACTCTTTCGCTCTTATAAGCCTTCTGCGCTCCCACTGGAAAGACCCTATATCACTGCGTTTTTTGACAGTCGGTCTAATAGGTCTACTCATTAATGCATACCGTGAACAGTCGTAGCAGTGGTCTTCAGCATTAACATGATCTATATCTTCAGGCTCCCTCGGATGCTGTTTAAGCAGAGCCATTGTACGCCACCAATGCTCGCAGTTATTGAAGATATGCATACCAGGGTTGCCGTGGTCGTCAAGGGATAACCGTGAATGTACCTGTTGTTTACCGAGTATACGGTTATTATCACCACGAAGCCACGTCACTCCTTCTGCCGACATCTCATCTGCTACTGAGGGGCCGACTATACCCGTCTTCATGTCACGCCTCTTTGACCATATTGATGGGTCTGCTGGACCAGGTAAGACTCGGCCCCCGATACGCTTGTCCTGTTCCTCGATCTCTTTTATCTTTCTTGCAATATCAGATGCGGTCATTTTCAGACCAACATAAGACTGCCTGGCTTCGTCTTTTCTCCCCCCATACCATTCACGGTATAAATACAGGTGACGGTCATAGTCAACTGCCCACCACTGCACACAGAATGGTGAGCTATAACCCCAGTCAAATGACCTGAATCGTGTCCATTCTGGAGGTATATCGAATGGTTCGCATCCATGCACTTCACGGTTTAACTCGGAAAACACTTGACCCTCGAAAGAATCCCATCTGCCTTCAAGCAGTCTCATCCGTTCTACCGGAGGTAATTGAGTAAGGAGCGCCCTGTAGGTCGGGTCGTTATTGGCAAGTGTAGGGTTATCGTCTAATTTCGCAGGGATGAACTTTCTTGTTATCGTTTCAGAGTGTTTTTTACCACCTATCTCAAAGTGGACTATTTCATGGAAGACCTTGTTACCCATCGGATACTCGCCAATGCAGAATCTGTCTTTAAGAAACTGATGTGCCGGGCCACCAGGGTTGGTTGCATATCTGATACGTTTTTTTATGCCTTGGGACGATCTGCACCGACTAAAGAGATATAATATCTGCTTGGGGAGAAACTGCCCTGCCTCGTCAAACGCGATGTATTGAAACTCTCTGCCCTGGTACTGATATTCAGACCCGTCATGCTGGCAATGACCCATCGACACCTTTGCACCTGACGGGAAGTACCACCTGTGTTCTGACGCTTTATAGTCTCCTCCCATAGGCGGATAATATCGTCTTGTCCTATCAATAATTTCTTGTAATTCGGTGAATGTGCGCCTTATTATTAGTGCATGATAACGTGGGTGTCGTATGTATCGTATAGCCTCCATGATAAGGCTATCAGTCTTGCCACCACCAGCTGCACCACCATAAAGCACCTCATCCTCGCTTGACCGCGAGAATTCCCATTGCGGGCCTTTATGCGGTTGCCATACAATATCCATTAATGCACTAACTCCTTCGGACGATACTGTTCTTCATCTTTCTCAAGCTCGGGCAGTAGAATAGTCGGGCCATATTCGTGTTTCTCGATAGTGCTTTTGGACTCTTTAGTTACAAGTATCTCTACAAGAGTCTTGAAATTGGCAGCCCATATCTGAGGCTGTTTTTTGTCTACTGTGTACAACTGGTCGGCAAAAACATCATATATGGACTTGCCTGTTTCTTTCGCTTTCTTCTCAAGCGCACGTTGAACAGACTTTTTGAACTTATCAGAATATGTCCGTTTATTAGGGTTCTTCGGGTTCTTGTTACCCCGGTTGCCTATAACACCTCTTGAACCTACGCCTCCCATCACTTACCTCTCGGTTTCTTTTTTCTACCGCATGGCATTATTTTTTACCTCCCTTTGTTGTTTTCTGCTTTTTTGCTTTCTTTTTCTTTTTAGCCATTTAGTCCCCCTATACTACGAACTGAAATTGCGAGTGTTCGTTGGCGCTTGACCTACCCAGTACCCCCACCCCGAACCCCTCCCCCGGGGTGGTTTGAGAATAATATTTATTTTTCATCAAAGGCACTTCCAAGTTCACCCCCCAATCCCGAGCCACCCCGTATGTCGGGTTTCGTTACAATTACCACATCCTCAAACCTCCAGTCTATTATGTCCCGAGGTACTACCTCTGAAGGTATGTTAACGGTTATGCGCACGTCTCCATCCATCATCGTTTTGATGGCACAGACCTGCCCCTTAACCATGATAATATCCTCGCCCGGGTAAAGGAGGATAAACCCGGGCTTTAGGAGAGAGTGTTATGAGAAGCGTGAGAAGTAATAACATGATGTACATATCATGCTATAATATTAATATCAACTGTTTGTCAACTAAAATCTTGACAATTAGTTAACATAATATCCTGAAATTAGTATACATAATTACTCACAACCTATTGATATTATTAAATACAGGTATAATAATGATAAAAAACACTAAAAAATAATTGACATAATGCTAATAACCGCTATAATGATAGTATGGTTGATAAATAAAATAAAAAGGAGGAAGATATGGAAATTAAAAGGGAGAGTTTGATTAAAAGAGTGTATGAGGGGTTAGATAAATTGAACACCCCTGAGCATGACATTTTATGTAGTAGAGACCCTTACGGTAATCACAGAGATTACCGTATTGCAACCCATGACGGAGAATATGTTTATATCAGCGACTGGTACGGTTTAGCAATGAAATCTGTTCCTCCAGAGCTCCTCAGCAATGAGGAGCTCAGGGAAATACTTAAAGAACTTTAATAGGCCCCTTCTAGGCCCCTTCTAGGCCCCTTCACGGGGCCTTTTTCTTTACCGGGTTATTCAATTTTCTTCTCGTCTTTAGTCTTGTATCCAGACCATTCAGGACAAACCTCAACCTTGTCTCAATACTTACCGAGGCAGCCAATAAGTTACGCAGATAGTACGCTGTTTGATACATGGCTTCTATCTGATCCCGATACTGTTCTATCTCATCCCGAAACTTATGGATAAACTCAATCTTATCTTTGTATATCTCATGCCATTGCTGTAATGCCGACACAATAGTTTTTCGTTTATCGCCTTTTAATGCCTCTTGCTCACCTTTAAGTTCAATTTCTAACTCTATCAATTCATTCAGTTTTTCTTTTGCTTCTTTTAGATAACCGATGCTTTTACCGTTTGAGTTAGAGTCAACGTATCTTCGCATCGCCTCCGTGATCTCCGCAGCCGTGTCAAATCTGAGTGTCCCGCAGTCAGGCCAATAGTGTCCCATTCATCCCCTCCAAATTTCGTCTGTATTCGTTTTCTACACCTTAACATGATACTTTGTATAGGTTCATACCTTTTTTTCAATTGTAGACCTATTCTCGGCAAAATTAGACGCTACTGTCAGACATATCGCTAACGCACTCCACATATCTTTTTTTATCCCTTTTGTTTTTTCTTTACCGAGGATGTCTATACATGCCTGTCTGATATTTGTGTCTTTTGCACGCATACTGTTACAGAGAGTGAGCTTAACATCCTTGCGATAGATAAGTTCAGGTTCGTTTATCTCAAGTATCTGTAAAAACCTGCCTATCCATACGCATGTATTAAACACTTCTTTACCGACTGCCATGCCGTAGCTTGCTATCATTTCTATGTACGGTTTTATTTTAGTATGCTGAAAATACACAAGCGCCCCTGCAAGTTCTTCATTTTTTTGAATCCGTGCCATATCAATAGTTTTTGTTTCTGTATTATATAACACTATTGCAGATTGGACGTTGCCAGGGTCTATACCGAGTATATTCACCGTTTACCTCGCATAAAAAGTATTATTATAACTACAACACTAGCTATTAATATCATGCAATAGATATGGCATATCGTGTGGATGTCCATTAGTAGTCGATAACGGCAATATTGCCGAGTTTATTATCTGTGTTTATTCTTTTTTTCTTCTTTTTGAGCGAATACCAGGACAGCTTATTCATGTCA